GATTTAGGCTTTGCCGATGCTCCTAGTTCATGGTTCCATCAAGAGAGCTACATGCGTGTTTGGAAAAACAAAATGATCAAACAACAAAGGCGTTGGTTCCGTGGAGCAGCCAAATCCATACATACCAATTTGGGGAACATTTCGCACCTAAAGGAAAATAACGAACTCAACTATGCTATTTTAATTGGTAAAACCTTAGACCATGGTAAACGTTTACTGTCTACCATACAAGTACAGCTAGAATCCAACGAACGCTACATTAAAGATTTTGGCGTGCAAATGAGTTACGGGAACTGGGCAGATGGTGAGTTCCAAACCATGGATAAAAAGAACTTTAAAGCACTGGGATTAAACCAACCTTTTAGGGGATTGAATGAGGGAGGTCGCCGTCCCGATTTTGCGAGTATTGATGATGTGGAAGATAGAAAGGCTGCAAAAAATAAGGAGCTTACGCTAGAAAATATTGAAAAGCTTACTGGTGATTTAGGTAAAGCAGGACAGCGTGGTTGCTTTAGGCAAGTGATGGCAAACAACCTTATTGTTAAAGAGGGTATTGTTGAGGGTTGGGCTGAGAAAAACAAGAACTCCAAGAACCTAGACATCATGACGATTAATTTATGTGATGATGATTTTAACCCTAGTTGGAACGAACGGTATACTAAAGAAGAGGTCAAAGAAATTGTAGAAAATGACGACTATTTCACATCTCAGCGAGAAGATTTTAATAACCCTATTGAGGAGGGTCGCCGTATTAAAGCCGAATGGATCAAGTACAAGCGTACCCATGGCAACCGCATATTTTCGGGACTTATTGAGTTTTGGGATTTATCCTATAGCGATACAGGCGATTTTAAAGGTGGTGCTTTATTGGCTATTGAAAAAGGGAAAGCACATGTATTAGAACTTTACAACCGACAAGGATCTAGGGTCGATGCCATGAATAGGCATTACCACTGGCAACGCAAATACAACCTTAAGGGGATGGCTATTGTGAGTTATTACGATGCTACCGCTGCTCAAAAAGTGGTTTATGAACCTGAATGGCTCGTAGCCTGCGAGGAAAATAATGCTGTAGATATTCCTGAACCTGACCACGCTAGTGGTGATAAGTTTGACCGCCTTGATGCCACATTAGTCCCTGCCTTTAGGCGTGGGCTGATCACTTTTGATAAACGCCTTGAGGGTACTAAGGATATGGAAAAAACTATTGAGCATTTAACCAGTTTTGAAAAAGGCTCAAAATCGCCCGATGATGTATTGGATGCCTTAGAATCTTGTATTCGTAAAGGAAGATTATTATTTGGCTATAGCCAGAAAGAAGACACCAACATGACCGCTAAAATTGGTCGCTTTAAACGTAAAGAAACCACTAACCGAAACCGAAGACTATGACCTTAAGAAAAACCCTTTTTTTAGCCATAAAAGAAGCTTTAAAAGCCAAGACCTGTATTGAGTATATAGACTTTGACCGCGGACAGTTAGAAGGTGAAAACTGGACAGCGGCACTCATTAAAATTAGCCGTATTGATTGGCAACCCATGACCAACCGATTACGTGAAGGTGAGTGTGCTATTGATGTGACGCTACATTGTAAAGACGGATGGATAGACCAAAACCAGTACACTGATGATCCTGAAGGTGGACTTATGGAAATTGATTTGATAGATAGCATTGTAGAAGCGGTAGAGCTAGTACAAGGCGATTGCTTTAAACCGATTTATCAAACCAGCGAAGATACCGAAGAAGCTGACCAAACAGGTAAAATGAAACATGTGCTTTCTTTTAGAACTACAGTTTTTAAAACCGTCAATACTAAATACATAAAAAAACAAATTAACATAACACAACTTTAAACCTATGGCTCTCATTGAAATTGAAGAATTAAAGACCAACCTACCACTACCCATAGCGGAACTGATTACCAGTATGGATGATGAAACTACCGAAATCATTATCCTTGAAAGTGAAGCTTTAATGCGTTCCTACTTACATCAGTTTTTTGATACCGATAGCATTTTTAGTGCTACAGGAACTGATCGTGATTTTGTAATGATGCGCATTCTTAAAGACATCGTAAAAAAACGCCTATATGATATTAGGGATAAGTATAACGAACAGGTGGAGCAAAACTATGCTGATAGTTTGTTGTGGTTGCAAAAGGTTTCTGAAGGGAAACTCATGCCCGATTTACCTGCTCGATTAGTAGATAGTGATGGAGACGGTATACTGGACGATGAAGAAGACTTTTTAAAGCTAGGTGGTCGTACCAATTACGATAACGACTTTTAGCCATGAGTAAGGATTTAGCAAAGCTTGAACAATTGATTTTTAAGGCTATGAAGAAAATACCTAATCAAGCTGTTAAAATTATAAAAGCCGAAGGTTTAAATCATATTGAAAGAAACTTTAAACAACAACGCTTTTTAAATGGTCAGGTAGAGCAAAAGTGGCAAAAAAGAAACGCTCAAGGTAAATATAGCGAGGTATATAAAACCAACCGTGTAGGTCGTAAAGGCACCCTAAATCGCTATGGTCGTAAAAATGAAGGTCGTGCTATTTTGGTAGGTCATAATACTGCAGGGAACAAACTAAGAAACTCTTTTAGAACCAAGATCAATCGCCGTAAACAGGTGGTATTCTATACCTATAAACCTTATGCTAAAAGACACAATGAAGGATTGGACGGCATGCCTAAACGTCAATTTATGGGTTACAGTAAGTACCTGGACACTAAAATAAAAAACAAACTCAATAAGGAATTGGATAAACATTTTAAGTAATGGCAAAAAGACTGAGTAAAAAAAACGCTAAAGATGTACAAAAGGTAACCGATTTAATGGTAAACCTTATTAAGCGTAACCGCCGTTTGTGGCGCATGGAAATTAGCGACTGGAAACAAGCACGCTATTCGCGATACAATCCCGAAATTCCTAAAACTTTTGATATGCAAGAGCTTTACAAGGATGTAATGCTCGATGGTCATGTAACAGGAATTAGCGAAAACCGCACCTACAAAAGTACCAACAAAAACTACTGCTTTTTTACCAATGATAAAAAGGATGATAATTTAACGGAGTTTATTCAAAACAAAGCTTGGTTTAATGATTTACTGGTACTAGCACACCAGTCTACTTACTATGGCTATTCCTTAATTTGGTTTAAAGACTTTGACGAAAAAGGAGAAATTAAAAAAGTAGAACTCATCCCTCGAGGTTTAGTGATCCCCGAAAAAAATGTGCTGCTTGAGGACTTTGATGCAGAGCATGGTTTGGATTACCGAGAACTGCAAGGTATTGTCATTTATGCGCAATTGTATGATCATATTGGCTTACTTGAAAAAGCAGCTACCTACACCATTTTAAAACGCCACTCTTGGGGTTCTTGGGATGAGTTTGAAGAAGTATTTGGCGTTCCTATCCGTATTGCTAAACTTGCCACACAATCCAATAAGGTAAAAAACGAGGTGTACAATTGGATGGAAGAAATGGGGCGTAGCTCTTTTGGGGTGTTCCCAATGGGTACCGAAATTGAAATTAAAGAGAACAGTAAGTCCGATGCTTTTAATGTGTTTTATCAAAAACTTAACGCACTAGATCGCGAACTCTCTAAGCTCTTTGTACACCAAACCATGACTACGGATAACGGAAGTTCTCAATCTCAAGCCGAGGTACACCAAGAAACCTACGAGGAACTGATTAAAAGTGATGAGAAAAAACTGCTTTCCTTTTTAAATGACCAGTTACTCCCTGCCATGCGCGAGATTGGGTACAGTATTCCTGAAGGTGCTCGTATTGGGGTAGAGCTTACCGTGGATCCCGAAGCACAAATAAAAATTGATAGCCAATTAATGAGTAACGGTATTGTGCCTACCCAAAATTATATTGAGGAAACCTATGGTATGGAGGTGGACCACATTACACATACTAAAAACCAAGCTACCGAGGGAAAGGATTAAGCCTGCTTAAGCTACATTATAAAAGTAAGTGTTGTGCGCCCATTCAATTAAGTGATGAGCGCACCCCTAAGCTTAACTTAGGCGGGCTAGTGAATGCATATATTGACCAAGTATTTAAAAACCGTAAAGCGAATGCCAGTACCCGAAAAATACTGCAGAAAAAATACGAAGCACATTTAAACAAAGCTTTTGATGTAGGCTATACCCCGAGTATTGATTTAGACGATACCGAACTGGTGCAATTACTCAGAAAAGATATTAAACGCTTTTCTAAGTTTAAGGAAGCTTCTTTTGAAAAAGTACTTATTGAACAGTTGATTAAGAACAACCGCTTAGTGAGCTTTAATGAGTTTAAAAAAGCAGCACTTGCAACGTCTAATAAATACAATTTAAACTGGCTTGCAACGGAGTTTAACCATACGGTGGCTAGTGCTAATGCTGCCGCTAAGTACCAGGAATATGTAAAGGATGCTGATCTATATCCAAACCTTGAGTATCATACTGTGGGTGACGAACGTGTGCGTGATTCCCATAAAAAATGGGATGGTTTTATTGCTCCTGTTAATGACAAGATTTGGGAAACCTTATTACCTCCTAATGATTATGGATGCCGTTGTAATGTAACCCAAACCGATGATCCTGTAACTAAAGACCAACCCGCAGCCTCTGAAGTTAAACCAGGATTTAAAAACAACCCAGCCTTGAGTAAGCAAATTTGGGAGGAAATCCCCTATAAAAAGCATTTGGATAAAGACGAGGTGAAAGCGGTGGAACAAAAGCTTAATCCTACTACAGTAACACTAGAACGCTACAAAGATGTGCCTTTTAAAAAGTTAGCTGTTGAAGGTCATGGAGACCTTGAAGTGTTTTCAAGACCATATAAGCAGAATAAACAAGAGTATAAACCTAATTTGGAAACTTTAAAAATACTGGCAGAAAATGGAGAAGAATACCGTTTACTACCTGTATTAGAGGATGGGTTAAAAAATCCTGATGGTTATAACATTAAAGAAAAGCGTTTTGTTGACATTAAAGTTACTAGAACAGATAATGGGAGAAATGCTGTTCAAAGTGCTTTGAAAGAAGCTAGCAAACAACTTGTTAACCATGTAATTATAAATTTTGCAATAAAACCCAAAAGCTACACTGAAGTATATAAAGCTGTATTACTGAATTCTCGATTAAATAATAGAAACCGAAACATTCGATATATCACAATAATTTTTCACGATAAAAGTGTAAAAACTTATGATCTTGAGGCTCTAAAAAAGTCAAGGCTATAAATACATAAGTACTTATAGCCTTGCTGAGGGTGTGTCCGATAGAAGCACATTTAAGTCTTCGTGACCCACCATAGTAGTACAAATATACACTAATTATTTAGATTATCCAGCATAACGCCCTTCACCACGTAAAATGGCTTCAATGGTACGGCGGGAAATGAATATGTTAATTTCAATTTCGGCAATGACTTCATCAAAACACCAACGTGGGTTTTTGTTGGATATGCGCTCAAATAGCTCACGCACCTTAGTATCACGCAATTTTAAACGCTCCTCACGGGTTAATGGCGGACGTACCCGATCCATTTTAAAAGCTAAGCGTAATTGCTTCTGTTTAGGCATACTAAGGAAATTAAAGAAAGACAATCAAAAATAATTATAGCCCCCACAAAAAGCAAAAAACCACTCACGAAATGTGAGTGGCTTCATATATTGATTAAATTTTTATTAGGATTCGATTTTTAGATTAAACCCATATTCCCCTGCGAAAAATTCGTTAATTTCAATCATAGAAATAGTACTATCGGTCTTATTTTTATTATAGAAAAAATATAATGTATAACCATTAACA